AGAGGCAAATGTCTGACCCCATGGATGCAGCAACCCTGGTCCGAGTTCTCAAGGCCGAGGGTGTCAACGTCAAGGTCGCGAACTCCGGCTGGGCTACCCACAGCCGGGATGCGGCTACCGGCAAGCCCTTCGGGCCGGTGCACGGCGTGCTCATGCACCACACCGCCGGGCACAACGTCCTGGACTACGTGTACAACGGATCGTCCTCCCTGCCCGGCCCGCTCTGCCACGCCTACATCGACAAGGCGGGCGTGGCCTGGATGTGCTCGGCCGGTCGCGCCAACCACGCGGGTGGCGGCGACCCCGATGTCCTGAAGGCCGTGATCACCGAGTCCTACATGACCCGGCCCCCGGCCCCGCGGTACGGCGAAGGAGACAGCGGCGCTGCGGACGGCAATGACGTCTTCTATGGCTTCGAGTGCGAGAACCTCGGGGACGGCAAGGACCCCTGGCCCCACCAGCAGTACATCGCCATGGTCCGCGCGGCAGCGGCCATCTGCCGCCACTACAAGTGGGGCGACAAGTCCTGTATCGGCCACCTGGAGTGGTCGCACTACAAGAAGGACCCCGCGGGGTTCGGCATGGTCACCTTCCGCGCGGACCTGGCGGCCTGCCTGCGGGCGAAGCCCGGTACCTGGCCGACCCCGGCCCCCGCTCCGGCGCCCACCCCCGCTCCGGGCCCGAAGCCTGCGCTCACCGTAGAGCAGCGTCTGGATCGGATCGAGAAGAAGCTCGGCCTGTAGATTCGTCGATAAGTCGACAATAGAAGGGAGGGCGAGATGGAGTTTCCGTCGCCAGGTGTCTTCTCCGGTCCGGAGCCGACAGCGGTTGCGTGGCCCATGGCCGACATCCAGCGGATCGCGAAGCGCGTTGAAGCGCTGCGGCGCTTCTACGTGGAGCGCGATGCACGGCACATGACCGTGTACGACGTCCGTACTGGAAAGATCGACAACGTCATGCCCGGCACCATGCCGGACATCTGGCCCAAGCCGATCGTCGCGAATGCCATCGACATCGCGGCCCGGCAGATGGCGGAGAACCTCGCCCCCCTGCCTGCCATCAACTGTGCCAACGGCGTGGTCACGTCGGACAAGCAGCGCAAGTACGTGGCCAAGAAGACCAAGGTGGCCCACCACTACGTGGACCACAGCCAGCTCCGGGCGAAGATGTCTCAGGGCTGCGACTGGTACCTGATGTACGGCCTGATGGCCTTCGTCGTGGAGCCGGACTTCGAGCACGGCGGTCCGCAGATCCGGATCGACAACCCCATGAAGACCTACCCCCAGTTCGACCTGGCGGGGAAGATCATCAGCTACACCAAGGTCTGGCGTGAGGAGGCCTGGCGCCTGGCGGACAAGTTCCCCATGCAGGCCCAGGGCATCCTCGGCCGACAGTGGGGTCCGACCTCGGAGATCCAGCCGGACTCCCTGGTGGAGTGCGTGAAGTACTGCGACAAGGACAGCTACGTTCTGTACCTGCCCGAGCGCAACAACATGGTGCTGATGGTGACCGACAACCCGTTCGGCAAGGTGCCGGTCGCCATCGCCCAGAAGCCGTCGTACGACGAGCAGAACCGCGGTCAGTACGACGATGTCATCTACCCCTACCTGGCCCGCGCCCGCATGGCGCTCCTAGGCCTTCAGGGCACGCAGCGCAACGTACGGGCGCCGCTCGCGATCCCGCCGGACATCCAGAAGGTCCCGTTCGGTGATGACGCGATCCTGCGCACCCGTGAACCGGAGAAGATCCGGCGGATCACCACAGACCTGCCGGTGCACGCCTTCCAGCAGGAGCAGGTACTCCAGGAGGAGATTCGTCAGGGGACGCGTACCCCTGCGGCGGCGACCGGTGACGTGCAGGCCAGCATCATCACCGGCAAGGGCATCGAGGCGCTCAATGGCGGCTACGACACCCAGATCGCTACCGGCCAGCACCACATCGGCCATGCGCTGGAGCAGGCCATTGCGCTTGCCTTCGAGATGGACGAGAAGTTCTGGCCGAACGTCGAGAAGCCGATTCAGGGCATGGTCAACGGCACGCCCTTCAACGAAAAGTACGTGCCGTCCAAGGACATCAACGGCGACTACACGGTCAACGTGTCGTATGGCTTTGCCGCCGGGATGAACCCCAACCAGGCACTGATCTTCCTGCTCCAGCTCCGAGGCGACCAGGACATCAGCCGCGACTTTCTCCAGCGGCAGCTTCCGATGGACATCGACGTCAACGCTATGCAGGCACAGATTGACAATGAGCAGGTGACAGACGCTCTCAAGCAGGGAGTCTTCTCCATGCTCTCGTCCGCGGGGATCATGGCCCAGCAAGGCATGGACCCGACGCAGGTACTTTCGCGCGCCGCGACAATCATTCAGCAGCGCGAGAAGGGGGTTCCGATGCATGAGGCCATCATGAAGGCCTTTGCACCGGTGCCCGCGCCCACCCCCGCCGCTGGCGGGGCACCGGGCGAAGCAGCCGGAGCAGGCGGCGGCCCCGGCGGGGGCGGCGTACCGTTCGGCATAAATCCAAGTACTGGGCTGCCCGGGGGTACCGCCCCCGGTCAGGGAGAGTACGGCCCCGGCGGAAAGCCGGATCTCCAGACACTCCTCGCGAGCCTTAGCGCCAACGGCCATCAGAATCTGACGGCCTCTGTGAAGAGGAGTGTCCCTGCGTGAGCTGCTATCTCTGCGGCCATGAGTCGACCCATTACCTGGGTTGTGTCCGGGCTGTTCGCCCGGACCTCTCCCAGGCGGATCTCGTCAAGCTCGGCTTTATGCCCGCCCCTCCCGTAGCGGAGGAGCCGGATGAGCGTGTCGAGGTACTCAAGCCGGGCAGCATGACTACGGTGCCCGAGGGCGAAACAGTCAGCCAATGCGAATTCGGCGACTGCGAGAATCCGAAGTACAGCAACCACTCGCGCGTGAAGTTCTGTGAAGAGCACCGCGACCCGAAGAACCGGAAGGAGTAGGACATGGAAACCAATGTGACCGCCGTGGCGTTCCCCGGAGACCCGGGCCACGAGCAGGGCTCGCAGCCGATGCGTTCGCTGAAGGGGGGCATGTCCGGGGTGCACACCCAGATGGCGTCCCTCCAGGAGGCGAACACCGGCTCGGCCGTGGGGTCGCCCTCGGACACGTCCGGCGACATCACCGGCTGGGACTCCTCGACTCTGGCCAACACCGGTGGCGCGCACAACCACACCACTGACACGGCTCGGAACGCGGGTACCTGATGCCATCGGGTGGCGCCCGTACCCCCGCTAACCCCGCGCCGGTCTCCGGCCCGGGGCAGTTGTCGCGCCGCACCGACGGCGGTCCGGGCGATCAGAAGCAGCCCATCAGGGTCCCTACGGGCGGCAACTACGGCGACGCCACCCAGCTCATGAAGATGCAGCAGGCGGCTCCCCTGGCCCAGTCCCCTGGTGGGGAATCGGCCGGTCCGCTGGCTGGTCTTCAGATCCCGGAGTCCACCCCCTTCGGGGCACCGACGGAGCAGCCGGGCACCCCGGTTACCGACGGCGCCCCGCTGGGGCCGGGCGCTGGTCCCGAGGCGCTCGGGATCACGCCACCGCGGGACGATGACATGCAGCGCCTGATCCAGTACCTACCCGTCTTCGAGCACATGGCTGAGCAGCCGAACTCCTCGAAGGCGTCCCGGAACCTGGTCAGGGAACTGAAGGGGATGCTGTAGATGGGCTGGTGGGAAGACCTTGGTGTCGCTCTACAGTTCATGCCGGACACTCCGGCTCTGGCCTACGACATGACAATGAGCGGACCGAAGCACGATCCGTTCCGCTATTCGTTGGCGTACAACATGCAGAACAGCCCGACTGGGCTACAGCCTTACCCGTCAGAGGGGATGACGTTCCCCGGGGGAGAGTGAATTGTGGGCGGTATCGGCGACTTCCTCAACAGCGTCGGCCACGCCATAGGTGCCGCCCAGGACTTTGCTGACACGGTGAACAAGTGGACGGCGCCCGGCGGCTTCCAGGAGAAGCCGCTGGTGAGCTTCCAGGGGGACAATGGCCCCCAGGTCAATAACCCGCTTTCTACGGTCAACCCCCAGGCGTCGGACCAGTTCGGCAATGTCCCCGGCAACCCTGGCCTTGAGAAGACCATGGAGGGCATGCGCTGGTTGCAGTCCAACGTGATCAGCCACCCGATCGCCACGGCGGCACTTGTCGGCAAGATGAACCGCGGCAACAACAGCCCGCTCGGTGGCGACTACTTCAACAGCCACGCGTGGAACACCGCCTGGAAGGCAGCCCAGCACATCTCGCTGGCGCAGGCTTTCGTACTGAGCCCGGACGAGGCGCAGAAGGCGATGGATTCGCCGCTGCTGTACTACAAGCCCCCGGACGCGTACCTGCCCCCGGGCTTCAAGGATCTCGACCAGGACCACCAGCAGCAGATCCTCAAGGACGCGGGCCTGCCCGCCGTCGGCAACCGGTACATCGAGCAGAAGCGGGACAACAGCGCCTGGTTCAAGTACGGCACCGGCGCCCTGGACTTCTCGTCGATCATGCTGCTCGACCCCACGGCTCTGGGCCTGGGGATCGTCGGCAAGACGGTCAAGGGCGCGAACGTCATCAAGGCCCCGAAGACCGGCTGGTCCACTCAGGAGATCGACAACATCCTGAGCCAGAAGAAGCTCCAGACGATGATGGACTTCACCTGGCGCAACAAGGACAACAGCCAGCTCCTGATGAACACGGAGCTGGCCCGGCGCTCCGGTATGGGCGGAGCGAAGTTCGCCAACATCGTCAGCAAGCTCCAGGACCCTGACGAACTGGGCCTGTTCATGCGCACCGGGATGGGCGACGGGGCAGCTCTTGAAGAGCTGACCGCCCGCAATGCCCTGATCAAGCCCCGGCTCGATGGCGCCTGGCGCCGGTTCGACAACCTCGGCCTGATGCGGGCGAACTACGAGGCGTTCCCCCAGATGCAGGCCATGATCGACCACCAGATGAACACGGTGGCTCAGGGCATCCAGGCCGACACGGCGGCCATGGGCCGCTACAACGACATCATCGAGAACCAGGGTCTCCTCGACCAGCTCCACGTGTCGCGCTGGTCGATCCAGCGCGCCGAGGACCGCACGATCGCGCAGAACCAGTACCAGGCCGGTCCCGCCAAGGGGATCGTGTCCGGCCTCGTACGGGGGCAGAGCCGTTCGGCGACGATCCGGCCGGGCGTCGGCCCGATCCAGTTCGGCAACGTGGGCGTGGGTCTGGGTACCCCCGCCGCGTACACGCCGCGCGTGGTCCAGAGCGGGATCATCCACTCCCGGGCGTGGGGAGTGGCCGACTTCTTCGAGTCGCCGCTGACCGTGATCCGCTCGGTCAAGAACATGACCCCCAACGGGTGGATGCGCATTGACACGCTGGACGGGCCGGAAGGCCGGGACGCGATCAATGAACTGCGCGGTCACCTGGCCCGCATCCCTGGGATGCGGGAGGAGTGGCGCCAGGGGGTACTGAACAAGTACCTCCAGACCGCAGACGAACACGCCCGCGCCGACATCCTGGATGACGTCGGCCGCATTGGTGCGGCCCAGGTCGCCCGCCGGTACGGCCTGACCCCGGACATCGGGGTGAAGCTGTGGCGCAAGCACGCCGCGCTCCAGCAGGCCGAGATCGGCAGGATGCGGGAGCGGTACACCGGGGCCACGGACCCGGAGCGCGTGAATGCCGCGGGTCAACCGCTTCACCTGGACGAGCTGCCCTCCACCGGCGGCAAGCTGGCAGTCACGCCATTCACGGCAGCACGCCTGATGAACGGGCACACGCTCCAGGATCTGGACGAGCTGGGCAAGGTGCTGGCCCGCCACGGCGACCGGCTTCAGACTCTGCGCAACGCGGCCGGTGGCACCAAGGACTTCCTCGAAGCCGGGGCCGAGTACACCAGCTTCCTGTGGAAGTTCACCACGCTCTTCCGTCTGGGCTATATCCCCCGCGTCCTCGGTGACGACCTGGCCTCGCAGTGGGCCTCGGCCGGTACCGCGGCGATGGCGCTGCGCGGGTTCAAGGGCATCGGCAACGCCTTCGACAACGGCGCCCGCTGGATCGCGAAGCCCGCTCTCCAGGCCCGTGAGGGCAATGCGCTCGCAGGGGCGCAGTACGCGGCGGACGAGATGAAGCTCCTACGGCCCCAGGTGCGCCGTCTGGAGGGCCATCTCGCGGCCGACACAGCCCAGCGCGCCCAGGATGTCGCCGTGGCCACACGGCGCCACGCAGCGGCTCAACAGAGGCTGGCAACGCTGGACCCTGCTGACCGCTCCCCGAAGGCTATGGCTGTACGGCAGTTCGCCAACGACCGGGCTCAGCAGCTCAATGCCGCGCAGATGCGCCAGGGCGCCGGACCCTCGCCCGGCAAGACCGCGACTCTGGTCCGGCTGAAGAACCAGCACGACCGGCTGGCCGACTACCACGCCCTGTCTACCCGCGCGGCGGAGGACTACCGGGCTGGCTACCAGAAGGTGGTGCAGGGCTCGAAGTCCGTCGAGATCGACGGCACCCAGTGGCCCGCGGCCTTCGAGGGCCGCAGCGGTCAGTACGCCCTGGACCAGATCAGCGCCGACTCTTCGGTGGGGAGTCTGTTCGCCAGGAACAAGCAGGTCATAAGGGGCAACCTGGAGAACTCGTTCGATCACGGTGGTGTCGGGATCTCCGCCAGCCAGGACCCGGCCGGTCACCTGGATGCCTGGACGCACGCGATCAACAACGTCCTCACGCCCGACCTGCTCTCGAACATGGCAATCAAGGGCAAGTCGATCGAGGAGATGACGCGCTGGATGCAGCGCGACCCGGTGGGTATCGCCTACCGGTCCCGCCTGCCCAAGATGACGCCGACCTCCGAGTTCGCCCGGTCCGCCAAGTACGAGGTGGACCAGTACATGCACACCCCGGAGATCCGGATGAAGGCCCTGGAGCCTGGCGGGGTCACCCCCGACTGGCTCGACAAGGCGGTGCCCACCGTGGCTGACCGGCCCGACGTGCACACCGGCAACATCGGCCTGTCCCAGCTCAGCCACATGAACGCTCTCGACCGGGTCATTGCCAAGTGGTACGACGTGGCAGCCACGCTGCCCGCGAACCGGCTCTCCCGGCACCCGCTCTTCAACCAGTTCTACGAGGGACACCGCGACCGCCTTGCGGCCCAGCTCAAGAAGC